CACAACAAACATTTGATATGAGAGATTTTTCAGCTAGTGGCAGTGGAACTAAAACTTATAATCTAAAGGATTTACTTGACGCTCTTGGAAGTTATTCATTTGATGTTGGGGATGTTTACATGGATGGTACAGACCTTGTTTATGTAGATGGCACTATTGGTAAATGGAAAGGTAAAACTTTCTGGTGGTTACTAAATCTTTTACAGAAGAAGAAAATAATTAGGAAGTATTAGAGATGCTTAAATTAAAGGATAAGAAATAATGATTAGTTTAAAAAACTTAGTTAAATACGTCAGAGAGGCAAAGATTGCTAAACCAAAACGAGGTAGAGAAACACCTTTGGATGCTAATGTCCAAATACCTGGATTTGGTGTAATGACACGAAAACAAATGCAAGGAAGTATTCAAAGATATATTGCTGAAGTATCCAAGTATGTAAAGAAAGGTGATGTAGAAGCTGCTTATAATGCAATGTATAAAAGAACAGTATTAAAGGGATTTTTAGAAACCGAAATCAAACATAGTGGGAAGTAGTGATGATTAAATTAAAAGATATATTAAAAGAAAGTGCTCCAGGATTTGAAAATAGACAATTTGGTGATCCGTTACCGACATTAGCTGATGTTGCAAAGGAGTATCAAGAAAAGAATGGTATTCAGGTAGAGGAAGGTCAAAAACGCGAAGCTAGTAATATAATCAATAAATTTGACAAAGCATATTTAAACTTTGCAAAAGAAGTTAGAGATGTAATTAAAATGGTAAATCGGTCAACTGGTGAAAAAACAGACGGAAAGATTATAGATAAATCATATTCAAAACATCTTATTCAGCTCGATAAATTAATGCAGAGTTGGAGTAGAGGACAACAAGAGAATCCAAACATAGATGAATCCGTAAATGAAAAAGTAGCAAGTCCATTTTCAAATCATTTAAGAAATGCACAAGAAGAAATTGAGTGGATGATTGGAGAACATAACGATGCTGAAGGCGAGGGTGTTTATGATAAACCAAAGGAAGCTATGAAACTATTACAGATAGCACAGAAATCATTAGGTAAAATTAAATAGAATATATTTATTAATATGAAAGATTACATTAAATATAACGGAAAAGAATATAAAAGAGTTGATGAGGGTGTCGATAAAAGAGTAACTGTCAAAGAAGTCAAGTCTTGGTTAAAAGGATTAGAAGAATTCAGATACCGTAAGATACCAGGAGTTGATGCACGAAGAATTACTTCATTTGTAAATAGCGGGTTAAGTGAAACTGACTTACCGACATCATTGCAAAAGAAATGGGAAAATGCTAAATACGGTAGAGAAAAACATTTAGCCGATAAATTCGTAAAAGAAAGAATCAGTAAGAAATTAACACGAAATGAATCAAATCATCCTCTTAAAGAACAATATAATAAATTGTTTAAAAATAAGGTAGTATTATGAGAAATATAAAATTAATGGGAATCATCGAAGACATAGGAATAATGGCTGATGAAAAACCTGTAGTAAATAAATATGAAGTAATTGAAGCCGTAAAGTCATATGCTAGAGTTGGAAAACAAATCCAAGTCAATAATAACATTATGGAAGCGGCTAAACAATTAGCTCAAATGGCTGAAGCTGCTCAAAATCACGTATTAAGTGAAACGAATGATTGGTTTGATGCCGTGAGTGTAAAGAGAAACATGAAAGAACTTAAAGGTTTGACAGGACAGTTTAGAAAAACTGCTGTCGAGGCAAATGCCACTAATCAACGACTTTCTGCTCTTTACGAAGATATGGGAAATATATTGAATCGTTATTATGATATCGATGAGGCTTTAGATCCAGTCGGTGATGAAGATGATGATGTTGATAACGATGGTGATTCCGATGATAGTGATGCTTATTTGAAGAAGCGTAGAAAAGCTGTCACGAAGGCCGTCAAGGGAGATGGTTAGGGAGTTTTTATTTTGTTCACTATTATTGTGGCAAATTGGATTAATAATTTACATCTTATTAAATAGGTTTTATGGTAAAGTTCAAAAACAAAGTACTGAGATATTATCAACACCAAAGGTTGTTGAAGTTGAATTACCTACAAGAAAAAAAGAAATAAGTCACGTTGATATAGAAGTGAAAAAACAAATCAATACACAAAAACCAACATCATCAACGGTTAAATTAGATGAAGTTATCAAGGGTAAAGTAAAAACCCAAAAGAATAAATTAAAAAAACTAAGAGGTTTATAATATGGCTAAAAAATCAACCAAGTATCTTTATGACAAAGATGGGAATACAAAATTAGATACTGCTGGATATCCAATCAAGAAAATAAATTCATATTTAACTACTGGTATAAAAGAAGTAGTGATGATTGATGGGGAGAATAAAGATGGCTAAAGGACTTGACTGCGGAACATCATTTTATATTGCTGCCACAGAAGATACAATTAAAAAACAAAGAAATGCATTCTTAACTGTCGATGGGGAGGTGAACCAAGTCAAGAGAATGCTAAAACGACAAGGAATTCCCTTTGTCGAAAAGGCCAATAAAGTACATATCGTTGGTCAACACGCCTTTAATTATGCTCAAATATTCAGTACAGCAGAATTAAGGCGACCAATGAAAAGTGGTTTGTTAAATCCAACTGAAAAAGATAGTTTACCGGTACTAAATGCTATTATCGGTGAACTCTTGGGTGAGGCTAAAGGTAAGGAAACGTGTGTTTATTGTATTCCATCAAAACCCATTGATGTTAAACGAGAAACAAGTTACCATGAAGATGTACTGAAAACAATTATTGAACAATATGGATATACCGTAAAGGTAATTGAAGAAGCAGTTGCTATTGGATACGAGGGATTAGTTGATACACAATTAACTGGTGTTGCAATCTCGATGGGTGCTGGTATGTGTAACATAGCAGTTATGTATCAAGGGATGACTGCTTTATCATTTAGTGTAAGTCGTGGTGGAGATTGGGTAGATGAAAATGTATCTATGGATACGGGTGTTCCACAGGCTAAAGTGACTAATATAAAAGAAACATCCACTACATTAGATTTAAGTAGTGCGACTTATCAAAATATTTATGAAGAAGATACCGATGAGGCAAATGTATTGATTGCAATTCGTTCTTATTATGGTGCTTTGATTAATTATCTTTTAACTAACTTAAAGGTTCAGTTTGAAGGTGTTGAAAATGTACCTAACTTTCCAGAACCAGTACCTATCGTAATAGGTGGTGGTACATCATTAGTAAAGGGATTTTTAGATGTCTTTAATGAGCAATTTGACCAAGATGAATTTCCAATACCAATTTCAGAAATAGTTTTAATAGAAGATGCCCATACTGCAGTATCTCGTGGATGCCTTTCAGAAGCACAATTAATAGAAGAAGATGAAAATGAATAACAAAGATAAAAAAGATTTACAGAAACAAAACAATACATTAATGCACGTAATGGTAAAGGATAATAATATTGAACGAGCTCTTCGAGAATTTAAAAAAAGAGTAAAGAATTCTAACTTATTATTAGAATTACGAGAGCGGGAAAGTTATGAAAAGAAATCTGCGAAAAAAAGACGACTTGGTAAACTAAGAGCATTGAATATAAAAATCTCACAAAAAGATTAGTTTTTAGTTTTTACTTATACTTATATATAACCTCAATACACCATGTCTATATGGTGTCTAAAATAGAAATTCCTATTAAAGTTTTAGAATAACTTTATTCCAATATAACACATATATGGAGACAATTATGTCTGATTTACTAAAAGAAGCTATTGCAGATGCAAAAGCAGTTCGTGAAACGGCACTACAAAACGCTAAGATGGCTTTAGAAGAAGCTTTTACTCCGCATTTGAAATCAATGTTATCAGCTAAGTTAGCTGAAGAAGATGATGAAGATGAAGAAAATCCTTTTGCTGATAAAGATGAGGATGAGGAAGATGCTGAAGATATGGCTCGCTATGAAGAAGAAGGTGATGAAGATCCTAATCCTTTTGCTGATGAAGATGAAGAATCTGAACCAGAAATGGAACCAGAAATGGAAGAAGAAGGAATCATTGAAATCGATGGTGTTAAGTATGCCCCAGTAGTATCTGAAGAAGATGAAGAAGAAATGGAATATGACGCAGAAGCCGATGACTCCGAAGAACTTGATCTTGAAGCTGTAATTAAAGAACTTGAACTAGAAATTGCCGAATCCGATGAATCTGATGAAGATTTAGAAGAAGAAGCAGTTGAAGAGACAGTTAATATTACGGAAGAAGAAGATGAAGATGAAGATGAAAAAGAAGTTGATGAACAATCTACACCTGAATCTGATGACGATACTAAAGTTCATGAATCTGTTAATGCTATGCAAACAGAGCTTAATGAATATAAGGAAGCAGTTACGTATTTACGTGATAAGCTTCATGAAGTTAACATCCTTAACGCAAAACTTTTATACACAAATCGTTTGTTTAAAGAATTTGCCCTAAGTAATAACCAAAAGATGAAGATTGTTGAGACCTTTGATAGAGCTCAAACAACTCGTGAAATCAAATTGGTTTATTCTACTTTGGCAGAATCTTATAGTGACACCGGTTCAGTTAAAAAGAATGAAATTAAGGAATTTGCTAGTAAAAAAGCTGGAACAACTGCACCAAAGACAAAGATTATCTCGGAAGAGAATCAAGTCGCAGACCGTTTCAAGAAACTTGCTGGCATCTTAAATGATTAATCACAATTAATTTTGGAGAACGAAAATGAGTGATATAAACACACTTCTCGACCCTTCCCCTATGAGGAAGCAGAAAGAAGAATCACAAAAACTCGTAACAAAATGGAGTAAATCTGGCCTTTTAGAAGGCATGGATAACGATTGGCAAAAATCTGGTATGGCTGTATTGCTTGAAAACCAGGCTCGTCAATTAATATCTGAGAATTCTGCTACATCCCCATCAGCTGGTGCTGGTGTAGGTGATGAAGAATGGTCAGGTGTTGCTCTACCTTTGGTACGAAGAGTATTTGGTAACATTGTTGCACAGGAATTAGTTTCTGTTCAACCAATGAATTTACCTTCCGGTCTTGTATTCTATCTTGATTTCAAGTATGGAACTGCAGCTGGTAAATTTTCAGCAGATGCATCTATTCATGGTAATACAGGTCCTAACTCCCCATCTGGATCAACTGGTCCTTACGGTGAAGATAGTGGATTTTATGGAGCTGGTCGTTATGGCTATTCATCAAATCAAACATCTTCAGCTGGACTAGCTTCTGGAGTCGGTGTGGCAGCATCCTTTTCAGATATTGACTTTAATTCAGAAATATCATCATCCTTGGGTTCGGGTGATGAATTCTATAAAGTCTCTATACCTTTGGCTACATTAGTACGTCCTGATAAGAAATCAGTTAGGTCTTGGAACTTTACTGATGCTACTTCAGACTCGTATGTATTACAACAATTTACAAAAATTGTTGGTACTAATGTACAGTTAATTGTATCTGCATCTGATGCAAATACAGCATCTGGTTCATGGACAGTAGATTACTCACAAGAACCTAATGCTACTAACAGAGGTGACTTTGAAGATAGAACTGGTGATGCGACTGCTGATACATTAGGTATTCCTGAAGTCAATTTAGAACTTCGGTCTTTACCGATTGTTGCTAAGACACGTAAATTGAAAGCCGTATGGTCTCCTGAGCTTGCTCAAGATCTTAATGCTTATCATAGTGTTGATGCTGAAGCTGAATTAACAAGTATGTTGAGTGATTACATTTCGATGGAAATCGATTTGGAAATCCTTGATATGTTAGTTAGTGATGCCCAAACAACTGATTACTGGTCTGCTAAAGCAGGTGAGGATTATGATTCCGGTACTAGTTCATTTGATACTAATACATTCT